GCTGCAACAGCTCTTTGTACACTGGAGCATTGGGCATCCATGTCTCCAACTCATTTACAGCGCATTGCAATATGACTTGGGGGTTGCAATCTGATTCAGTGTATCTACTACCTCGCCATATTCTATCCACTTGTCTGATAAAGACACTTGTAGAAGCGTCTTTATAGATGATTTTGGACAGAAAATCAGCTTGAACAGGATTAAACACTAACATTTTACTAACCTGGCCAAGACCATGCATTGTCTGCTTCTCCTTCATGTACACTTTCCAGTAAGCATCTTCAAATTTCTTGATAAATCTATTATCTATGATGCCTACGCAGTCATCCCCTGACACATATACTCTGAAGCATTTCTTAGGTATCCTTGCTATGTGTGCTACGAACCTTGCATACATAATGACCCTTAATGTATTGCCAAAGGTTGTTCTGGAGGGATGTCCTGAATACACTGTACCGTTTAGTCTGCATTCTATTCTAGTACTCATATCTGGGTCTATGATTCGCACGTCCACCTTCTCATCTGTGAATATATCAACAAACCGGTTGTACAGTTCTTTTGGCAATCCTAGATCTGAATATATTTGGGGTAAACAGAGTCGTAGGTAAGCCGTATCTACACATCTGATGAGTTCTGCGTATTGGTGTGCGTCATGATTGCTGCCATCCCAAAATACATAAGATTCATGAGCTTTCTTGTTCGTAACTTTCGATTTTACCTCATGTGGTTGTAGAGCAATCACTGATTCTTCAAAGTGTTTCTTTAGGTAGTTGATCAAGTATTGATTAGTCCAGCCTCCTATTGCCTTAACATGTGCGGGAGGATTGCACAAATTCCTTGGTTTGTCGTTGACTGGATCAAAGGCTACTTCATTGCTCTTAACCATTATCTCATATCTATTTTTGGTGGCTTTCCCGGAAACGAAATCGTCATATCCCTGTTGGTACAAGTGTCTCTTCTTAGCTTCTACAGTCTCTAAATATTCCTTGAATTCCATGGTGAAACTACTATTAAATGTAAGGTCATGGAATTCACTCTTCACGAAATACTTGAATTCTTCCAACATTACTGGGTCAAGACTGTGCTTATGTCCTAC